CAACCAACACTGATGCACTATTTGTTCCAGCAAAAGCCGCAACAGTTTATGCCGCACATGAAAGTTCATTATTCTTGGGTGGCGAATTAATCCCAGTAGTAAACGCACCAAACGGTGTACTACAGGTCCCAGAACTAGCAGCAGTTACCGCTTCTAGCATCACCAGCGGCATCACAACTGATGTTGCAGTAACTAACCCAGCAGACACAAAGAACACTATCTCAGCAGAACTTTATGCTGCACGTTCAGTTGTTCGTGACCTTGGTAACATTGATCCAAACGAAGTTGGACGTTCACTAGGTAACGCTGTTTCAAACGCTTTTGACAAAGCAGTTGCAGGCGTAATGGGTACATTAACTGCACAAGAAATCACAGCTGGTGATCTTGACATGGCAGAAGTTGCTTCCGCTGTTGCTACAATCCGTGGCGCAGGTGAAACAGGACAGCTATATGGTGTAGTTGGCACAGACGCATACGCAGCACTAATGAACGACATTGGTGGCACAGCGTTTGCTGGTGGTGACGTATTCCAAGGCGCAGCATTACGCAGCGGATTCTTTGGAACACTGATGGGCGTACAGGTATTTGTATCTAGCTACCTAAATGCTACAAACACTGGTGTAACTGGTGCTAAGATGGCTATCTTTGGCCAAGACGCAATGCGTATTGGTATGCAGAAGAACGTTGATCTTGAGATTGCTCGTAGAGCAGAAGCAGTTGGTTTTGATGTAGTTGCATCACTACACGCAGGCGTTGGTTTGATTGACGCTGGTCGTGGTGTATTGATTCAAGACGCAGCTTAATAGAGGATAGTTAAATGGCCTTTATTACAGACAGCGGAAGCGTGATATCCTTTGCAGAATACACTGATGTAACTGCACAAGATAAGCGTTTGTTTGACAGTAATGAAGGCTTGACTGATGACGTTGTAGAAGATGCATTAATCAAAGCAACAGACCGTATATTGAATCGTATAAGCGCAAGTGGATGGTGGAGAAACTATTACATGAAGCGTGAATCAGTAAACAGTGTTGCAGATATTCCAAGTGTCAACGCAGATCAAATCTTAGGTCGCCAAAGTGACTTTACAGAACTCTGCGTTGCCACTGCACTTGCTGAATATATCTTACCACAAGTTGCAGACTTTGGTGATGATACAAACTCAGAAAGAGCGAAAATGGGTTACTACCAAAATCGTGCGGTAAACCTATTTGAGGAGTTGATTCGTGCAGGAGACTGGTATGACTTTGATGATGACTCAACTGTTGAGTCAACTGAAAAGGAACTAGGCTATGTTAATCTGAGAAGAAGAAGATGAGAACACAAGTAGTTGACAAGATAAAGGCATTAGCATTAAGTGGAGTAAATCTAAGTGATGAACTGCCTTTCAACGAGTCAGGTGTTGCAACTTATATAAAGAATCCAAAGACTCTTTATGTAGACCGCACACAGTTTACTAGTGTACCCGTTGTTCAAACACTATCAGGAACAAATATTAACAATACAACAACATCAGTCAGTGTCTATCTTGCTGTTGATGCAAAAAACCCACCTGTCCAGTTGGACTCTATCGTTACTAGTTTGCGTGGACTTGAAGATACTATTGTATTGGATGGAACACACACAAGAGAAAGCACGGTCTCTACAAACTATGATGGTGATTTACTGGTTGTGCAAGTGGAATACAACTTAACAAGGATTAACTAAAGGAAAAAGCATATGGCATACATATATCCAGCACCAGGTGTATCAGGTCAACAAGCTACACTATCCATTAGTGACAGTTCTGGAACACTATCAGGAACAGTAAGTATTCCTGCACTTCAGGATGTTACAATGAATGCGGCTAATGACGTGTTTACCTGGACTCAACTTGACTCTGCAAGTAAGTTGCAGATCGCTACTACAGCGACAAACTCACTAGAATGTAACCTAGTTCTTGACAAAGACACGTTCTTTGGCACAGGCGATGGCGCATACTCTAGTGCAACAACAATGGCTGCCGCTGGTATCTTTGGGTGTTCAACTCTAAAGACCAAAATCAGCTTTGAACTATACATGGGTGACGAATCAGATGGTACTAATGGTATCACTGTATCAGGTGATGGTTACATCACAGGGTTGTCACCAACTGTTAGTGCAGACCAGCCTGTTTGGGTATCACCAGTAACTATTACTGTTGACGGTGATTACACTATTGACGACACTGCTACTCCATAAATAAGAGTACGCAGAGCGTGAAGGCTTAGGGATTGGGGGTGTTTTGGCACCCCCTTTTTCTTAATGTGCTAAATACACATGAAGGATAGATAGATGAAAGATTTACTAGATAGAAAGACAAAGATTGAACTTCTGCAGACTGTAATAGCAGAAGCAGCCAAGGCAAACAATGAAATATCGTGCGCCAAGGCAGACATAGCCAAGGCTTCAAATAGATTGAACTTCTTGGTTGTTCTCGCAAATAAGCTGATTGACAGGGAGAAAGATTAAATGCAACTTAAAGAACTAGCGAAAGCGCCAACACTCAAAAAAGTTACTGTAGATGATGCAGTAATCGTACAAGCATATGGAGAACCTATTGAGTTCTATATGCACGACAGGCAGGACTTGCCAACTTATCTCAAACTAGCACAGATCAAAGACGACCAAACAGAAATGTGGGCAGTTCTAAAGGAACTTCTGTTGGACGAAAAAGGTCAACGCATACTAAGTGGCAATGAAGTTATGCCAGTTGAGATTATGGTGCCTGTTATAGGTAAAGCGGTTGAAGAACTGGGAAACACACAACCCCAGACTTCGCAACCTTAACACCTGAAGTCAGCGTTTGGTTAACACTTGACTTTGTGGCCAAACGATATGGGGTATTACCAAGTCAGTTGGTTCACACAGGTGACACGCTGGATCTTAAATGTGCAGAGGTAGCAGTTAGTTACCAAAAGTTCGTTGAGGATAATCCAGGTGTTAAGACCACGCATGGATATTCGCAATCTGAACTACTAGACATGGTAAAGAGGACAAAGCAAAATGCGTAGGGTAACAAGAGATAGATTCACAAGTCGTTCAAGAGAAGTAAAGCGTTTCTTAAATGAACTGCCAGGTAAGATGGCAGACAAGTTTCAAGAAGTAACTCCTATACGCTCAGGCAACGCTCGTAGCAAAACTAGTCTTCAGAACCAAAAAAATATTACTGCTGATTATCCATATGCAGGAAGATTAGAAAAAGACGCATGGAGTAGACAAGCACCTGACGGTATGAGCCAGCCTACTATAGACTTTGCGAGAGATTTATTTAGGAGGCTAAGATAATGGCTACAATCACAGACCGTTATGTATTAGAAGTTGACACACAAGGCGGCGTTACCAATATGAATGCTGCTGGTGCTGCCAGCGTTGGTTTAGGAAGTAAACTAGCAAGACTTGGCCCATTAGCAGTTGCAGCCGCAGGCGCACTTGCTGGCTTAGGTGCTATCAACGGTATAAGAAATACAATCAATGACATGGATGACCTTGCCAAGAGTGCAAGACTTGCAGGAGCAGCAAGTAGTGATGAAGCATTCCGTGGCTTCCAAGTTCTACAGCAAGCAATGAATGAAGCAGGTGTTGATGCAGCTACCTTTGAAAGAGGTATGCTACAACTTAACACCAGACTAAGACAAGGTGAAGAAGGCCATACAGCATATGGCGAAGTTGTTGCTAAACTAGGTGATTCAATAAGAGATGCTAATGGTGATTTGCTAACTGGCTCAGATGCTATGGAAGCAATGATCAACGCATTGAATGCAGGTACTATATCAACAGAAGACTTTGCAAAAGTAGTTGGTGGTAGAGCTGGTCCAGTCATTCAACAACAGTTTGCAAGTTTACAAGATGGCGCTCAAGGATTAGCTGCAACACTAGCAGACGTTGAAGCAAACTCAAACATTGTTAGTTTAGAAGCAAGTGAAAATGCAGAAGTGTTCAATGACACACTAGGTAGACTAGGCGAAATGGTAGGGCAACTTGGTACTGATATTGCAACTGCACTATTACCTGTATTGGTACAACTTGCAGAAGGTGCTATGGCTATCTTGCCAGATGTTATTGAAGGCGTCAAAGCAGCCTTTGCAGCACTTAAACCAATCATAGAAGCACTGCAACCAGTAGGACAAGCACTGTTTGATTTGCTACAAGCTCTATGGCCAGTGTTTGAAACATTGCTTGGTGCAATAGCGCCTGTTGTAGAAATACTTGCACAAGGATTAACAGCAGCTATCAATGCAGTAATAGCAGTTATACAAACAGTAGTAGAAGCTATTACAGGATTTATTGACAAGATACGTGAAATAGCTGGTGCAGTTGGCGAAGTTGCAGGCGCAGTTGGTGACAAATGGAACAGCATGACAGGTGGTATGGTTGATGGTGCAAAAAGTGCATACAATGGTGTTACTGGTTGGTTTGGTGATATGTATGACGAAGTTGTTGGTAACTCAATCATACCAGACATGGCTAATGGAGTGCTTGGTAGTTTTGACAATATGACAGGTGGCATGGTCTCAAGAATAGGCGGTGTTATTGGTGACATAACCAACAGCTTTGCAGGCGTTGCACAAACAATAAGCAATCAGTTTGAAAGTTTAACAGGTGTAAGTTTAGGTGCTATTAGAAATCAAGTTGAAAGTTTAAGTGCAAGTGTTGGATCAAGAATCAACAGCCTTGCAAGCAGTGTAAGAAGTAGATTCAACAGTGTTATTGCTGGTGCAAGTGATATTGCAGACAACTTAGGACTAACAGATCTTATTGACAGCATTGGTAACTTTGCAGGAGGCTTTGCAAATGGTGGACGTATACCAGCAAATAGTTTTGGATTGGTAGGTGAAAGAGGTCCAGAACTAGTAAGCGGACCTGCAACTATTACACCTTTGAATGACTTTGGATCACAGAATGTAACATATAACATAAACGCAGTTGACGCTTCAAGTTTCCGTGATTTGATTGCACGTGATCCAGCGTTTATTCACGCAGTAGCAGCACAAGGCGCAACTAGATTTCCACAAAGGAGAAAACTATGAGTTTCCAATGGGTATTTGATAACGCAGAACAGTTATCAATAAACAGACTACCAACAGTAGGTAGCACTACAGCAAGAGATGGTACATATCGTGCTGTTTTGAGAGGTAGAAATCCACATATCTTTACTGTGAAACTACCAGATGGTCCAAGATGGAGTGATATCTATACAAACATAGAAACATTAGAAACAAAAGGAACTTACACACCAGAAACAGGTGTACAAATAAAGTACAGTTTGTATCCTTGGTTCTATGGAAATGTAGCACCTGCTTCAAATGATAGTTATGACTTGATTTGTATACAGATGCCACAGTGGAATATATTTGCAAGAGACCAAGTAAGTTGGGATGGGCCGTTTATATTTGTTGAGGATCTTGTATAATGGGAACACAGCTAAATCTTGATAGCTATCCTTCGCTGTTAGCAAACTATACTGTACAATGGACTTGTCCAGAATACCTTACTACTCCAACAGGTATACCACAGCATGAAGAACTACTGTTTACTGATGACATATATCCATTAGAAAGAGATGGATTTACATTCACTCCAGTAGGTAAACTACTTTCAATAACACCAAGCACTAGTTCAATAAGAGGTGCAACCAACAGTATCACACTGACACTAAGTGGCATACCAGATACAGAAATAGGTGCAGTATTATACTCAAATATCAAAGGAAATATTGTAAGAATCAAAAGATATCTTTGGGATAGTGAAACTGCACAAATACAGTTACCAAGTGTGGGCAGTGTTCAAGGTAGATTCTTTGGTTACATTGAAAGTTATTCAGTAGATGATGACTATGATTATTATGGTAGATCACAAACTGTATCACTAACACTAAACTTAAACAGTTGGGTTGATTATCTCAGCAACAACTTCAATGCAAGACAAACAAACAGTGAAAGCATGAAAGAAAACTTTCCAGATGACACAAGTTTTGACAGAGTAAGCGCACTCAAAGATACAGAGTTTAACTTTGGTGCACCACGTAGTCAAGCAACAACAAATGGTCGCACAACAAGACCAATATCAGGTTCAGGAGGTGTTTGGGTATGAGTTTTCTAAATGCAATGAAAGGACTTCAGCAGAAGTTTCAGGATAAAGAAGTTGGAGCTAACAACTTAGGCAAACTTGTTTCACACAGTATCATATCAAGATTTGACAGTAACTTTATAAACCAGTTTATTGTTGCACCAAATCAAGGAACACCATCACAACAACCTGGTCCAGGCAAGAAGATAACACTAAATCCAGATACGCAAAACTACATACCTGTGATTTATGGCAGTGCATACACTAGTGGCATCATAACAGATGCAACAATGAGTGCTGACAACTTAACAATGTGGTATTGCATTACAATAAGTGAAAAAACAGGAACATTCATTGATGGCACTGACAGTACATTCAGTTTCAAAGAAGTTTACTATGAAGGATTGCGTTTAACTTTCAAAGACGATGGATATACAGTTGATCTTGCAATAGATGATGACGGTAACACCTGTGATACCTACAGTGGACTAATGGAAATATATCCTTTCAGTATAGACAGTGATGAGCCCACAGGATTTACAACAGAAAGTGCTCAGAATAATCTAGCAGCATATGATTTAATGCCACACTGGGATATCTATGACACAATGAGCGAACTTAACTTTGTAATAGTCAAAGTAAAGTATAACGCAGATGCAGAAATAACAAGTTTAGAAAACTTACAGTTCAAAGTTGAAAACTCAATGAAAAACGTAGGTGATGTTATGTATGATTACAGCACTAACACAAGATATGGTGCAGGTATACCTGAAGATGATTTGGAGATTAGTTAATGAGTTTTTCGTTTACAGAACTAAACACGTTTGGTAATCAAACAATAACATTCACAGACAATAGACCTGCAAATGTAGTTTTTGATTGGCCAACAGCAAGAGACATTGATACTACAGTGTTAGCTGGCACGTTTACAGCACAAAGAAAAATAAACATTGTAGAAATAATACAGCCAGCTACAGCAAATGTTGAATATCACATTGATGTTAGTGCAGTAAGTGGAACAACAATCAGTTGGGGCAGTTTACCAAGTGGTGTAACTGTTAACGAAGTATCAGGAGTTTATATTGTTTCAGGTATTGATAGTGTTGATGATTGGACAGCAGTAGCAGCACCAAGCATTACAACTCCTGCTACCTTTCAAGGTAGCTTTATCTATACAAGTAGTATCAAATATACTACAACAGCAGGTAGACAAACAGTAAGTTGGAATGTAGGTACTTTCATACCTGTAAGCAAGATGGCAACAGCAGCAAGTTTGAGTGTTACAGCAGCAAGATTTAGAGATCCTACACCAAGTTTACTAGCACCTTTCAATATTAGTGCAACACTTGAAGAAACTGGACTTAGTGCTTCAAGTGCAACAGATTGGCTTGCAAGCACTACACAAAACATTACAAATAATCCAGTTGTAACCTACACAGAAGATGATGGTTCAAGTTGGACTGTTACTTTGACAGGCAATGTTATAACAAGTATATCAACACTTAGCAGTTCAGGCACAGGCGGCACAAGTAGTTTTGATAGCGGTACAAAAACACTTACTTTGACTGGCACAATAACGCAAGTAAACAGTCACTTGAACAGTATAAGCTACACAGCAACCAGCACAAAACAAGACTTTACTTTCCAATACACAGCAGAAAGCACTGCACAATCAACAGGCCAGTTTACAAGAAATCAGCCTGCAAACTGTTTGAACTTAGATTATTTAGGTCCACTAAGAGGTTCACCTACTTACACTACAGCAGTTGAAACTACAATAGGTGGCAGTTTACCGTTGATTAGTGACCCTGATTATACAGCAGATGGTGTTTATACCTACACTGTAACACCAAACAATCCTGGACAAGTATCTTCAATGAGCGACAGTGGTGTTGTAAGATATTGGGAAGACAATGTTGGTAATCTTTCTAGAAATGTAAGTGCTGTTACAGGAGTAAGTTATGACGGTGAGTATTTGTTTACTTGGAGTGGCGGTGCTGGTGTAAATGTGCATCAAAAAAACAATGATGATGAATGGACTGAAGTACAAAGAATCTTTAACACAACATACGACCAAACAGGATTTGGCAAATACCTAGCTGTTGCAAAAAACGCAAATGTTTTTGTTGCCAGTGAATCAAGTAACACAAATGATTTCAATAGCGGCGATGAAGGACAATCAAACGAGTTTACCTATGCTGTTTTTGAAGAAAACGCTACAAATGATGGATTCAATATAAGGCAACACTTCAATGTTAACAACAGCCAAAACTACGATGAATACAAAGCAAACTTTATGGCTATAAGTGACGATGGCGCAGTATTTGCAATAAACAGTTTCTTTGACTTTAATGAAAACCAAGCTATTGATAGTGAAGACGGCCAAGACAGCGAAGAACAGGAACTTATATCTGTTTACATATGGAATGGTACCACTTATACAAAACTAATCAATGTTTTTGCTGTTGATTCAGATTTGCACGCTGCAAGTTCATATGATGATCCATTATACTACAACTTTGCACTAAACAGTGATGGCACTAAACTTGCAACATATCATGAATCAGGTGAAGTAAGAATATACACACTAGACATAACTGTAACAACTATCTATGCAATACACGCAGATGATACAAGTGATTGGATTGTATTGACTGCACCAAGTGGAGCAACAAGTGAGTTTGGTACTACACTAGAATGGAATAACGATATATTATATGTTGGCGATCCAGGTGCTGGAACCAACAGAGGTAGAATAACAAGTTATAGTGACACTGGTACAGTTATAGACAATGCAACTTTCACAAGTGCAGCATCTCAACGCCTAGGAGATTCAAATCTTGGAACACTGTTTAACATGGATGTGATTACAGCAAACAAAAAGATAAAGTTTAATGGTGCAGGCACACAGTTTACAAGCATGGGTTACGTTTTTGATGTAGATGCAAGCGGTAACATGACACGAAATACTGACGTTCCTAAAGTTGATGATAACATGACTCCAACAGAAATAGATGATAAGTTTATAACTTTTGACAGTGGCACAACTAATCTATATGAATACTATGAACACGCTGATCCACAACCTTATGAAAACAATCAACTTGAGATTACAGGTACAAAAACACAACTCAATGGTATTATAGACAATATTACACTAACAAGTGCAAGTGGTGAAACAGGTAACATTAGTTTGATTGTAGACGTAGTTACACCAGAAGCAAACACTGAAGAAAAAACAATAACAGTTACAAACACAGGAAGTTGATATGGCAACAGTTAAACAAGCAGAAATAAATGGTATCATAGACACCAGTAACCCTACTATTGATAACATCAATATGTTGGCTACAGCCGCAGGTGCTTACTTTACACACGACCTGCAAGCAGGTAAATGGACGTTTAACATAATCAAAGGCAGTTACACAAGTGTCAAAAACTTTAGTGATTCAAATATTATTGGTCCTATTAGTGTTCACTCTAAAGGTATTAGTGAGTTCTATAATGTTTGTTCAATAGAGTTTCCACACAAAGACCTAAGAGATGCTGTTGATACAGTTATTGTAAAGAAGCCAACTAGCGAATGGTTTACATATGAAAAGCGCAACGAACTAAAGTTGCAAATGCCTATTATAAACGACCCAGTGCAAGCACAATATATTGCAAGCAAAGAACTTAATCAAAGTAGATTAGATAAGGTTATTAGATTTACTAGTGACTTTACTGCAAACGGTATTACAGCAGGTGATATTATTGATGTAACTAGTTCAATGCATCAGTTTTCAGGCAAACCGTTTATTGTTATTGAAATAGAAGAAAGTGATGAAGAAGGTGCACTACTGTATAACATTACTGCACTAGAATATCTCAGCACAGTGTTTTCACCAACTGGTTTAGAAAGAGAATATCGCACAAAACAAAACGGAATACGCAGCAGATGTTCAAACAACGCAATAGAAGACAGTGATACTGAAGCTGTTAGAAATAGACTGCCAAATGCAAAAGTTTTAGAAGAAACTGACTGTTACACCCCACAGCTTTCAATAAGAAATATTACAATAAGTGGACCAAGTTCAGCTTGTGAAGGTGAAACTATTACACTAAACTTTGGCGTGCCAAGTGACGTTGACACTTCAACTGCAAACTTTACAAAACCTTACACTATAACTGGTGTTCAACAAGCAGACGTAACTATACCACTAACAGGCGAAATAACTTT